CCGCGATCTGATCCGCCCTTATTTGGGTGCTTCTGAGCAGCTTCTCGCTAACACTCGTGTCGAATGCACCTTCAGCGTTGAGCTTGCTGGCTCGGGTACTGCTGGTACTGCGCCTCAGTACGGCAAAGCTCTGCTGGCTTGCGGCCTGAGCGAAACCGTTTCTGCTGGTGTGAGCGTCACATACGCACCGGTTTCCAGCAGCTTCGGCTCTGTGACCATTCATTACAACATTGATGGCGTTCGCCATAAGGTGACTGGCGCTCGCGGTACTTTCACGCTTAATGCCAATGTCGGCGAAATCCCGACAATCGATTTCACCTTCACTGGCATCTACAATGCTCCTGACGATTCGGCGCTGCCTAGCGTGACCTATGCGGATCAAGCTACGCCATTGATCTTCAAAAATGGCAATACGGACACCTTCTCCTTGCTGTCGTATTCCGGCTGCCTTCAGTCCGTCAGTCTTGATCTGGGCAACACCTTGGTTTATCGCGAGTTGATTGGTTGCACCAAAGAGGTGCTGGTCACGGACCGCAACACCAACGGCACTGTGGTGGTTGAGGCTCCGACTATTGCGCAGAAGGATTATTTCGCCGCTGCGCTTACTGATGGAACCCTGGGTAACCTGACGTTTCAGCATGGCACCACTGCAGGCAACATCGTTGATTTCGCCTCCACTCGGATCGATATCGGCGACGTGTCTTATGGTGATCAGGATGGCATCGCGATGCTAAATATTCCCTACACCGCGATTCCTTCCACAGCCGGTAACGATGAGTTCAGCTTGGTCTATAGCTGATCTACGCCAAGGGCACGGTCATCGTGCCCCACCCTAGATTTGGTTTTCAATGGCACGTTTAAGTAAAAAACTGCTGCTACTGATTGCTGTCGAAGAGGCTGCGTTTCTAACTCAATCAGGCGACCCTATTGTCTCGCAAGGGGATCAACATCTTTATGGCCCTAGATACGGCTTTGACGAATCGCCTGTTGGCACAGACGCGATATTGGTTAATCGTTTTAGCATTACTCCACAAAAAAGCAATGTTGTAAATCGCAAGTTGGTTCGACCTTATTTTGGCGCGTCATGGCAGTTTGTCGCCAATACTTGTGTTCAGTGCAAATTTACCGTTGAGCTTGCTGGTTCTGGTACTGCTGGCATTGCGCCACAGTATGGCAGGGCTTTCCGAGCTTGCGGCTTGCGCGAGACTGTTGTTGCTAACACCAGTGTGACGTATGCGCCGATGAGCGAATCTTTCGATTCGGCAACAATTTACTGCAACTTGGATGGTGTTCTGCATAAAATGACTGGGTGTCATGGCACTTTTACAATTAACCTTAAAGCGGGTCGCATTCCTACAATTGAATTCACGTTTACTGGTATTTATAACGCGCCTGAAGATTCAGCATTTCCTGCCGTTACTTACTCAAATCAGGCAAAACCTTTTATTGCCAATACTGATAATACCGATGCTTTTGAATTTTTATCTTATTCGGCCTGCTTGCAGTCTGTTAGCATGGATGTGGGGAATGAGATCCTTTACAGGGAGCTGGTTGGCTGTGATAGCCGGGTGTTGATCACTGATCGTGGAGCTACTGGTACTGTCGTGATCGACGCCACAAGCCCTGATGATAAGGATTATTTTTCCGCAGCCCTTGAAAGCTCTGTTCTGGGCAACCTGACGTTTCGGCATGGAAACACCGCTGGCAACATTGTTTCTTTTGCATCAACGGGCATCAATACCGGTGCTGTTTCCTACAGCGAGCAAGACGGCATCTTGAAACTACAAGTTCCTTACGTGGCAACGCCATCTACGACTGGCAACGACGAGTTCAGCCTGGTGTACACTTGATTTGCGAGAGATGGATCTGCAGGGATCGCGTTGCGGTCCCTTTTTTGTTGCGGTATAGTTTGCAGGAGTCTATTTTCACTCATGGCTTTTATTCGCAAGAAGGTTAAGACCTTTAAATGGCCTGTCACCGTTGAAGAGCCTGCTGATGGCGGTGTGTTTGAGGAGTCTACGTTTGATGCAATTTTCAAGCGTGTGCCTCGCTCTGAATTTCAAAAGCTTGCCGACAAAGGCGATCTTGAGCTGCTCAAGGCTGTGCTGACTGGATGGGAGGGTATCGACGATGAGGATGGCAAGCCTGTGCCGTTCTCGCAGGCGACGATGAAGGAATTCTCTGACGATCCGTACTGGATTCGTGGTGTGCTCAAGGCTTACACCGAGACATTCGAGGGTGCTCGCCTGGGAAACTGAAGGGTGCCGTCGAGTATTGGTGTAATGGCGGCGAAAAAGTAGAAGATAAGAGCGGCGATGACGCTGCGGCATTCGGACTGAAGCCGCAGCGTCCCGCTGCGCCAATTCAGCAGCACTATGAGGTGTGGGAAGAAAATTGGGAATCATTGATGATGTTCCTGCGAATGCAAACGCAGTGGAACGTCACAATGGGCGGCTACATCGGTCTGAAGTACGAGGTGTTGCTCGGTGCGGGCGGCCTGATGTCGCTGTATGATATAGAGAACCCACGCGAGCTGCTTGAGGACATCCAGACAATGGAAGCAGCCGCGCTCGCAGAACTGAACAAGAAAGATGGCAAGTAAGACTGTTCAGCCTATTGCTATTGAACTTGGCATCAAGGGCGGAGAAAAGCTTGCCGCCCTGAACAGGTCTTTTCGCGATTTATCCAAGCAAGTAAAACTATCTGACGCGGACATAACTCAAGCGACAAAAGATATTGTAAAGTTTGCAACTGAGGCTGGCAATAGCGAGGCAACGATCAAGGGCCAGATCAAGGCTTTTGAGGGGTTGCGAGAGCAGGCGGCGCTTGGCGGAAAGGCGTATATTCAACTGGGTAAAGATATTGAGTCTCTGAAGGTAGCCCTTAGAGGGTCAACCGATGAAATGGAGCAGCAGCGTGCTGCTTTTGTTAAAACTGGCAACGCGGCAAAATCAAGTGCATCTGATATTGCCGGAGTAATTTCTGAACTTGAAAATCTCAGGAACAAAGCAAGACCCGGATCTTCTGCCTTCGCGCAGCTTGGGAAAGATATTGCTGCATTAAAGTCTCAACTGCAAGAGGCAAATGTAGAGGTCAAGAAATTTAACGCAGGCTTCGAGATCAGTCAGCGCCCCGCAATGAGTCTTGAAAAGATTCAGAGGCAGATTGGCAAGCTTGCTGAAGGTCTTAAAAGTCTTAACTTCATTAGTGATGAGTTTTTGAATGTTCAAGAACGCATTGCATTGCTTGGCCAAGTTCAAGGCAGAACGACTGCAAGGCAGCAGGTTCGCGCTCAAGCGCAAATGTATTCTAGCGCTGCATTTGCAAACTTCGTTGAAGGTCCGGCTGGCAAGCTAAGCCTGCCAAACACAACAGCAGCATTGCAGCTTGAAGTAAGCGAGCTTCAGCAGAAGCTTGTCAATCTTGACAGATCTTCTTCTGACTACACCGCAACAGCCATGAGACTGGCTGATGCGCAGCGTAAATTGGCTCAGGACGTCATGGGGCTTAGTAGTGCCTATGACAAGCTTGGGGCTGCAGAGGCTGGCGCTGCGCGTCGCGCTGGCAAAGTTGCCGGTATTCAGCAGTATTACGCAGGCGGTGCTGCCGCTCCAGGTGTAGCTGGATTCAGAGATCCCGCGACTGGCGCGATTATCGCAAGAGGCGCTGGCAACGTTGCTGATCGTCGTGCATTTTTGGCGGCGCAAAGACAAGCTGGCCTGTCTCAGTATTCGGCGCCTATTAGCCCTGAATTGCCAGAAGCAATCCGGAAGGCCAATGAGGAAAGAAAGCAAGAGATAAGATCAAGAATTGAGAATCTTAAGAAAATAAACAAAGAAAACGAAGCGCTGAGAGAGCAGGCTGCGATCAATCGTTCCATTGCTCGTGGCAGAGCTAGATCAATAGCGCAAGTTGCAGTCGAGCCACCGGTTAGAGAGATCAGTGGTCTTTACAGACAGATTGGCGATATTGAAATGTCAAAAATTACTGCAAGTATTGAAATGATGGGTCAGTCTTATTCAGCAGTTGCAACTGATATTAAAAAAGCAACGGCAGCTTCTAACGGAAGCATCGCCAGTCTTAATAATCAACGTTCGGCTTGGTCTTTCCTTAGGGATCAGCTTAATCCAGCGAGTAAGCAGTTCAGGGATGTTACCAAAGAGCTAGAAAAAGTTGATCGCGCCTTGTCCAAGGTTCAGCGTCGCAGAGGGCTTTCGCCTATGCAGATGACCCAAGCTGCGGGTGCTGCTATTTCGGGTGGCATTTTTGGCGGGCCTGAGGGTTTCCTGGGTGGTGCTATCGGTGCTATTGGCGGCGTTGGCGGTGCATTTGCTGGTGCTGCGATTGGTGCGCAGATTGGTGGCTTAAGGAGGCAGCTTGCTGAGTTTGCTGATTACGCTGCTGGGATTCAAAGGTTGGAGATTGCCCTTAAGGGTGTTGCTGGATCTCAGAGTGAATTCAACAAAGCACTTCTTGCAGCTCGTAACGCAACAGATTCTCTAAACGTTCCCCAAGAAACTGCAATCCAAGGGATTACAAGGCTAACCGCTGCCGTTAAAGGTGCAGGTGGAAATGTGGGCGACGCAAGTCTTGCGTTTAGAAATATAAGCTCTGCGATCATTGCTACTGGTGGCGGAGCCGAGCAGGTCGAAGGCGCGATTACTGCATTGGTGCAGATTTTCAGCAAAGGCAAGGTTTCGATGGAAGAGATCAATCAAATTGCCGAAAGACTGCCTGGAACTTTTAACACTTTTGCTGAAGCTGCTGGCATGACCGGACCGGAAATGCTTAAAGCCCTGCAGCAAGGAAAAGTTGGCTTGAATGACTTAATGAGCTTCTTGATAGAAGTTGGAAATAAGTACAACGCAACGGCATCTAGCGTTGCAAATTCTTCGCAGTCTGCAGGCGCAAAACTTCAAGTCGCATTTAACGACATGCGCATTGCGGTCGGCGAATCCTTGCAGCCAATTGGCGCAGAATTTCAGGCTATTTTTACTAATTTTATTGAAGACGTTACTCCGGCAATGGTTGCCGTATTGCCTGAAATTGGTGAAGCATTTCTTGTTTTAGCTGAAAATTTAGATGTACTAGCTATTAGCGCAGGCACTGCTTTTGCGGCGATGGGCGTGGCAAAAATTGCTGCTGTTGGTGGTTTGGGCGCTGCTTTGCTCAAGCTTGCGGCTGCGGCAGGAACTGCTTCTGGCGCACTGCAAGGAACTGCGGCTGCTGCTTTGCTCAATCCTTGGGTTGCTCTAGCGGCGGGTGTTTCTGCCGCCACTGTTGGGATTTACAAGTATTACGAAGGTCAAAAAGAGCTTAATGCGCTTCTTGATGATGGCGCTGGGTCTACGCAGGTAATTAAAGACAAGATTCTTGAGTACGAAGATTCGATAAGAAAAGCAACAGAAAAGCTCAAAGGAATTAACGGCGAGCAAAAGGCGACTGGTCGCGATGCTCAAAGGTTGAAGAAAGAAATTATAGAGCTTAAGGGCGAGTTAGACCGTCTTAAGGGTACATATAAAATTAGAATTGAGTATGAGCAAAAAGGGTACAAGTTTGGCGAAGGTGGCGCTATGGAGGAATTCACAGTTGGAGATATTGTTTATGGAGGACCGGCAGGTGCTCGCGCAAGACCGTTGCGCAGGGTTGACGGCACGCCTCTGGATGGGGTGACTGACTTCAAGGGGCCGACTGTTGACACGGCGGACTCCGAGGGCAAAAAAGCAGCCCGTGACGCGGAACGCCGCGCTGAGGAGATCGCAAGCCTTAAGCGTGCATTGGCTTTGGGCGAAGCAAAAGGGCGCATCTTCGAACTCGAAGAGCGGATAAAAGCGACAGGTATTGCGATTGTTGATGCTCAAAATGAAAACAACTTTGCTGCGCTGAGGCAGCTTCAAGGGCTCGAAAGGTCTTTGGAATATGAAAAGAGAAGAGCTGAAATTGTCACACAGTACAATGCAAAAATGCGGGAAATTAAAGAAACCTCGGAGGGTGAAATTCGTGACTTAAAAGAAAAGCTGGCATCTCAGGAAAGAAGTCTTGCTCTACAAAGGGCTGAGGTTGAGCTGAATGCTCAAAACGTTGCTGCACAGCAGCAGTTGACTCAGCTCAAAAAAGAGCAAAGCAAGTCATTCGAGCAGCAGTTTACTGATCGCCAGCGGGAGCTTGGTCTTGTTTCTGAGCTTCAGTACAATGAAATTCTGATGGCTCGTGAGCTCCAGAGGCTTGCAGGTATCGAAGGCTTGACTCCAGAGCAGCGTCAGCGTGGTATAGAGCTTTACCGCCAAGAGATCGATCCAACCCCATTTGAATCGATGCGGCAAAACATCACCAAACTCAAGGATGAGCTGCGTGAACTGGTGGATCCGATAAATCAGATTACCAGCGCCGCCACAGCAATCGGCGACGCATTTTCGCAGTCGTTTGCGGATGCGATCAGTGGCTCGAAGACTGCGAAGGAAGCGTTGGCTGATTTCTTCAGCAGTGTTGGGAGCTATTTCCTTGATATGGCCAAGCAGATCATCGCCAAGATGATCCAGATTGCAATTTTGAACACATTTGCAAAAGTTCTGCCTAGTACGAACTTGACCACCAGTTCCGGTGTGGGTCTTTCTGCTGGTGCAGCTACTCAGTCTGGATTTAGCATGGGCTCTTCTTTGGCGTCAATGTTTGCCAACGGCGGCATCATGACCGAAAAGGGTCCGCTTGAGCTGAATCGCTATGCGTCTGGCGGCATTGCTCGCGGTCCGCAGCTTGCAATGTTTGGCGAGGGACGAATGCCTGAAGCGTATGTTCCGCTGCCAGACGGTCGAAGCATTCCTGTTACGATGGAAGGAGGTAAAACTTCGACAAATGTCGTGGTTAACGTTGACGCTAGCGGCACCAGCGTCCAAGGCGATGATCGCAGGGGTAAAGAGTTTGGCAACGCCATTTCTGCTGCTGTTCAGGCAGAATTGATCAAACATCAACGCCCTGGTGGCCTACTAAATCGCTGATCATGGCAACTTTCGATGACGCTACTGTTGGTGCAAATGTCGCCCCTGATTTTGAAGCAAGACGAAAGTCAGCGCCAAATGTAAGGAGCGCTCGGTTTGGCAGCGGATACGAGCAGCGCACCACTTTTGGCATCAATCAGAACCCCAAGGAGTGGTCGCTTGAATGGCGCTATCGTACAGCGGCAGACACTGCGGCAATTGAAGGCTTTTTTGATGCCAGGGGAGGTGTCGAGGCTTTTGACTGGACGCCGCCAGATGATACGCAATCATATAAATGGGTGTGTCAGCAGTGGGAGAAGACAATGACTGTTCCTAATCTTTCAACAATTACCGCAACCTTTAGACAGGTATTTGAAGCATGAGCACTCCTCAGTCGATTCAGGAACAGCTTCAATCGCTTGAACCATCGGCGATCATCGAGTTGTTTCAGCTGCAGTTGACCGCTGCCGTCAACGGGATTGATACGACGTTTTACTTTCACGCTGGCACGAATGAGTTGTCGGCTGATATCGTCTTCAATCAGATCACCTACACCGCATTCCCTATTGAGGTTGAAGGATTTGAGGTGACGAGTAAGGGTACGCTGCCACGTCCAACGATGCGTGTCGCCAATGCGAATAACGCAATCTCGGCGTTGCTTGTGTTGTACAACCCGCTGCAGGCAAAGGTCACGCGAATCAGAACATGCAAGAAGTTCCTTGATGCGGTGAACTTCTCGGGTGGAAATGCAACGGCTGACCCGACGGCAAAGTTTGAAGATGAGATTTGGTACATCGATCGTGTTGCCAACGAAAATCCGCAGCTTGTTGAATTTGAATTGACAAGCAAGCTTGATCTGACGAATCTTGCGTTACCGCGTCGTCAGGTGCTTGAGCATTGCCCATGGCAATATCGCGGTGCTGAGTGTGGATACAGAGGCCGGAGATACTTTGACTTGAACGATCGTGCTACTAACGCAGCCAATGATCAATGCGGCAAGCGTTACACGAGCTGCACCCTGCGCTTTACCAGTGGCCTGTTGCCGTTTGGAGGGTTCCCAGGTGCAAGACTTCAGGCTTGATTTTGAGAAACATGCACGGCAGGAGTGGCCGAAGGAAGCGTGTGGTGTGATCGTCGACGGGAAGTATTGGCGCTGCCGGAATATCGCTGATAATCCTACCGAAGACTTCGTCATGGATCCTCGTGATTACGCTTTGGCGTCGTTTTACGGCAAGGTTGAAGGCGTTGTGCATTCACATCCTCGTGGTGGCATCGCAAGCGCTGTAGATCATCGTTCATGCAGCCAGACTGATCTACCGTGGTATATCTGGTCAATGCCGGACGAGAAATGGATCACTATCGAGCCCTGATCGGTCGCAGGTGGGAATACGGGATTAATGACTGCTTTTCGCTTGTGCGTGATTACTTCGCATTGAAAGGCGTCGTATTACCTGATTTTGATCGCCCACCAATACTTGATCGCTGCGAAAGCATCTTTCTGCAACAGGCTGAACGCATTGGATTTAAGCAGGTGCAGTACTGTCGCAGGCGCCCTGATGATGTGCTGATCATGCGACTCGGCACGAAGACGCCAATGCACGCGGCGATCCTGCTGCCTGACGAGCAGATCCTGCATCAACGTCAAGATTCCCTTAGTGCGGTCGAGCCGTTGAGGAAGTATTATGTTGACAGGATTGCAGCAGTATTCAGGTATGCAGCAGGTCGTCCGACTGCTGGGTGATCTGGGCGAGCGTTATGGCGCCGAGCACACCTACTACGATCTGCGGACCCCTGCGGATGCTGTCAAGCTGCTGTGCATCAACATCCCTGAACTGCAGGAAGAGCTGATTCACGCGCATGAGCATGGCATTGGCTATCGGCTGATTCAGGCTGATACGGATCTTGGATATGAGGATCTGCATCTGCCGATCGGGAGTAATGACTTGATCTTGACGCCTGTCATCGTTGGTAGCGGCGGTGGCGGTGGTGGTTTCGGGCAGATCCTTGCCGGTGTTGGTTTGGTTGCATTCTCGATCCTTACCGCAGGCGCAGGAGCAGGCTTCTTAGGTCTTGGTGCTGGGTTGACCGCTGGTGCTTTTACGTTGGGCTCTGCCGCTTCTGTTGCCATTGGCGCAATCGGCACCAGCTTGATTCTTGGCGGTGTCTCGCAGATGCTTTCACCGCAGCCTGTGGTGCCCAATGTCGGTGGCCTTGGTGGTGCCAATCGCCTGAGCAGCGGGGATAGCATCAGCACTGATGGCCCGCAATCGATCACACGCGGCACAGATGGCAGGCAGTCCTATGCCTATACCGGTGCTGCTAACACTGTTGGCGTCGGTGCAACGATCCCTGTGGCGTACGGGGAAGTTTTGATCGGTAGTCACCTGCTCAGCGCGAATGTTGACGTGACCGATGAATCCGATCCTTTGACAACGGCGATCAAGGAACCTGGCCCTGACACGATGCTGATTGGTGGTGAAAAACTCGGATATTCGGCAACAGAAGCATCGGGATTGCGTAGTCGCAGATGGGAATACAGTCAGGTCAAGTTCTCGCCTTCAATATCCGCTCAACGCACGCTGTCTCTGTCCGATGGCAACGAAGTGCAGATGCCAAATAGAAACGGTTTTGACAACATCAAGGCCGACAACTATCAAGTATTTTTTG